CTTTTTTCCAATATATATCTATGTCATGCCACGCTTCACCGATACTACGTTCTAGTTGTTGCATGGATTGTTCCATAATTTTTGCAGCCATTTGAGTTGTTCCAGCTACTTTAGCTAAAGCTTCATCTGTTCTACCTGAAGATTCAGATAATAAATCCATATCTTTTGCGTATCCCTCAATTCCTTCTTTACCAGTTAAAGCCATGAACACTCTTAAAGAACGCATATTTGTAATCATTTCAGGCAAAACTTTAGCTCCATGTTCTTCCATTGCAGCACTCAAATCTTCTAAAACAGCTTGAAGCCCTCCAACTCGAAGTGTGGTTGCACTCATATCGACTCCGTATTTCTCAGCCGCTTTAGCAGCTTTAGGAGTTATATCAGCAATATTTTGTAATCCAAGAGCAAGTCCTCTTGTTGCCATATCGACATGTTGCCCTTGTCTCGTTACTGTAGATAATGCAGCAGCTATTTCTTTAAATTCAACACCTAAGTTTGCTGCGATAGGTGCAATGTAACCCATTGAACTTGATAAATCATCATAAGTAAGTTTACCTCTTACAACAGTTTGAAATAATTGGTCAGATAAAGAAGTTGCTTGATAAACTGACATACCATACGCATTTAAAATTGAAGTAAAAACATCTACTGATTTACTAACAGTTGTAAGACCAGCTATACTAGCTCTTGTAGCAGTGGATAAAAGATTCATAGCTTCACTTGCATCGAAAGCAGCAGAAAGTATATCATACATACCCTTTGCTAAATCTTTAACTCCTTGACCCCATTTCTTTGAAAGCATTTCTATGCCTCCAGCTAGTTGAGGTAAAATATTATTACTAAAATCAGAAATAATAGTAGAAACATTTGCTATAGCTTCATCCCATTCACGATATGCTTTTTTAGTTTGCATCGCCCATTGAAAAGCTTCTTGCATTTTCCCTATTCCCATACCTATAACAGCATTCAACCCAATGAATCCCATCATAGCTCCACCTAGACTTTTACCCAATCCACCGAAAGCACCTTTTGTTTTTCCAGCTCCAGCACCAACTCTATTCAAACCTTTATTTGCCATACGTGATTGGCTATGAGTTGCTATAAGAAGAGTGTTTGTTTTTTTTAATTGTATATTGATTGTTTTTAATTGTGAAAGCATTTGACTAGCATTCAAACGGGCATTCACTTTAAATTCTTCTGCCATATTATTTACCTATTTTCTTTGTTCTTTTTATCATATCTTTTGAGCTTTGTGGTACTTTATTATGTATTACAGCTTTCCCACTACTTCTTTTATTTTTTTGATTTAATGTATTTATAATATTTGTAAAATCCCAGTAGTTCATCTTTCTAATTTCTTCCCATCCACCGAGATTTAAATATAATTGATACATACAATTCTGATGTTTATTTAATTCTTCATCATAGTATATTTTTATTTTTTGAGTGGGGAGCTTTTCCCCTTCCGAAAATGTATATCTTTTTTACCCTCTAGATACACAGCATTAAATAATTCTATTACATTATCAGGATGTGTTATTTCCTTTACAATTATTTCTATTGTTACATCGGGGTCTATTTCACGCAATGTTTGTAGTATCACATAAAATCTAAATATTTTATCTAGCTCTATACTAGATTTCTCCTTTTCATTTTTCAACATTTCAGCTAATGCATTTTCGTGCTTCTCTGTTGTCCAATTTGATATAGTAAAAGCTTTTCCTTTGTTTACAAATTTCAAACTATATTTTTCCATTTTTATCTACTCCAATATAAATACAATGGGGAATTGAACCCCAAGATACTTGTTTATGTAGTATGCATTGAAAAGATTGCACTACATTGACTTGGTACTGCTGTGAAAGATGCTGATTCCATCATAGCTTCACCGCTAATATTCAAGTCTACTTCACTGTTATCAAATTCACAACCTGGTATAGTTATGATAGGTGCATTTGCTACAGCACCAGTATTCAAGATTATTGAAAAAACTCTGTTATTCAATACATCTCCCATATGAATACCTCCACCACCATCAAGTGTAATATCTACACTACCAGTTACGTTCATTTCACCTTCAATAAGATAACTTTTTGTTAAAGCACCTATATTAGTGTAACCATTCAATCCGTTAGCAATAGTTATATCTACACTATTACAAATGAAAGCTAAGTTAGCTCCACCACTTTGAATTGAACCAGCTAGATTAAATGCTAAAACCGCTCCACCTAATGCTCCTGGGTCATTTGCCAGTGATGCACTACTTCCATCATTTGTAACTATACTTGAAGCTTCATAATCAACCGTGATAGTATAGGCTGCATTTTTTGTAGAAGCTATTTTTATAGTTCCAGGTTTACAACCTTTGACTTCAAAGTAAGAACTATTATCATCCGCTCTGTTAGTACAAATACTAGAACCGATAGCAAACGCAAGTGATTGCAAAGTACAACAACTTTTCCTATCCATATCTTCTAGAAGATTATCTCCTACTTGTAAGAGATATTCAATATGTAGAGTTGGTTCGTCAGTTTGTTTTAGTAAATCTTTAACTAATGGTGAATCAAATCCTCTCAATATATCATGTCTATCCCCAGTTCCAATTCTCACATTCTGAATGTAATCACTGATGGGTTTTGCTCCAACACCAGCAAGTCCAGCTCCATAAGAAGCTTCAACTTCATAGAATATAATTCCTTGAAAGGGACTTCCAATTTTATTCATTACCATTTCTTTTATCCTCCTTTTTAATTTTTTGTAATACACTCTCTTTTCATAGCGTGGGACTATAAGTTAAGAATGTTGTTAGTCTAATTAACTCAAATCGTAATACTCACAATAAACTGTAATAATGAAATGGAAAATTGTTTGATGTGCCATTGTTTCTCGTTGCAATCTTACATTTTCTATTGTGATGTAATCTATACCACTAAATCCACACTGATTACTCCTAATCTTGTCTTGTAATTCATCGATTATTTTTTTTCCAAATGATGTAATGTCTAGATTGTCAGTATTAGTATAATATAATCCAATATCTATATATGCCTCTACTTTTCGTTTATCTCCTTGAATATTATTTGTTATATATTTTACCATTGCAAGATTTAAATCAATAAAGGGCATTTCTTTTAATGATTCTGATTTTACTTCTTCAGCTAAATAAATAGGAATACGTATTGATTCATTATCATCATCTAGAGCTGATATATTCCAACTCTCTCCATCTTCCTCGGTCCACCAGGATGTTCCTATCTTTTCTCGAATACTCTTACGAGGGTCAAACGATTTAAAAACTATAGTAATACCCCCTGTAAATTTTTTAAGTGTGCAATAAATTCTTCTAAACTCATATCCATTTTCATTCTATTACATCTCATACAACAGGGAACACAGTTATTTTTTTCATATCCTTTAGCATTATCTACCCTGTCTATTCCATTGTAAGTATTAATACTATTTCCACAGTATATACAAGGACTTAGTATAAGAAATTCAAACTCTTTAAGAGATAAAGTAAATTTTAAATTATGATGTTTAGCTCTATATTTATACTCAGCGTATCTTGTATTAACGGGGTACTTCAAGTTTCTTTTTCTTCTACATCTGTATGTTGTACTTTGAGATTGAGATTTATTTCTATAATACCAAGCCAAAGAAATTTTAGCATGCTGTTTCTTGTGTAATTTATTATATATATGACGTCTTTCATTATCACAATCATTACATAAATATCTATGGTTTTTCACATCACATTCTCGCCAATTATAACTATGAAATAAATTAGTACCACAATCAATACACTTCATACTATACACCTGAAATCATTGGTTTACGAATCATTCTAATAATTCTTTTATATTCTTTATACATTCGTTTTGGGTCAACGTATTTTATATTCTGTGCTGAATTTAAATCAGCAGCAGTAGCTCTTTCTAATTCTCCAAATCGAAGTAATACTTTATGAGCTGCGAGAAAGTTTACCGCATCTCGAAATAAGTCATCAGAAAAGCGTGCTGTTGCAGTATGATATTTAAGATATATTCCTAAAGAACTACTAGGAATAGCTGTCCCGTCTAATTTTGTAATTAAAAGTTTTCCACCCTCTGCATTAGATACAGTTATATTACATTGATTAAGAAATCCATCTTCATCTTTCCATACTCCATTTACATCTGTACCGCAGCTTTGTTCACCGTATCCTGATATTGCTCCATCTCCGTTGTGGTCAGCTAGATTTGTATATTTTGTAAAAAATATTTTATTAGTTCCATCTATACTTCCACTGGTATCTCCAACATCTCTACAGTAATCAGGTTGTTCATATTCGTGATATTTAAATACACTTTCTAGTGTCTCTTTGTATGCGTTCCAAATTTCTTTATTTAAAGCAGAGTCAGATATAGATTTATTCTGTCCCACTCCACTCACATCTCGTACATCGTGATTCGCATCCCAAGGGAATATATGTATGTTATATGTTTTAGACATTGTGTGTGTTGCAGTAGAAACGGTTACTTCATATTTACCATATACTGCATCAGCCGGAATAGTGTAATCATAATAATATATCCCTGTTTCATCATTAGTCATAGAAACCGCATCTATAAGTGTTGAATCACAAGGATTTTTAATAGTGATAGTTACGTCACTGGGAGTGCTTTTTGTTCTTGCTATAATATCTCTAATTGTAAGATGAAGAAGATAACCATCCCCCCTTTCATATATTCCTGTACTTTCTGTTTCTTTAATTAAATAACGGTTCATTTTATCCTCTCCTTATAACATAATAGCTTAAAGTGACTTCTAGACATGAAACTCCTAGACTTTGAACGGTTTTTACACCTTTTTAAGCATCTTTATTCTCTTTCTTTCCATTCGCCCAGTTTATAGTTCCATTCATATGTTTCTAATACTGCTTTGAATGCCTCATAGTGTGGTAGTATTTCTTCCCTAGTCATTTCTTTTACTTTACATTTTCCATATCTAAACATGACTATAAATACTCCATCTACTTTCTTTCCGGTTAATTCTTCAAAAGCAAATGCGTATGCTGTAAGTTGTAATATGTAATTTCTGTATATAGCTTTGGATGATTTCCAATCCCCAATAACGAAAGCTTCTTTTGTAAACTTGGGTTTATGCCCTCGAACTAAGTATTGCACATCTGAAGTATAACTCCCTACATAATCAGCAGTTCCAGCAAATCCGTATTTGTTACTCCAGAGTTTTTGTTCTAGTGCCTCTGGTTTTAATTTTGTATTCTTTATAAATTCATGGAAGATTTCAACATCTTCTTTTATTTCTTCACTGTAATGAGTGAGGTCTATCTCTTCATTCTTTAATATTAATTCAAAGAGCTTGTGCATCTTTGTTCCGTGTATTTGCCTATCTTTAACTATCGCTTCTGCTCTCGTTTTTCCAACCTTTTGATACCAGTTCATTAATCCGTGTTTTGCTATTACTCCCAGAACTTGTGTTACACGATAATATACTCTACCACTTATCTCATACCCTTTTCTTGTTACGATGCAATCATTAGGAATATCTATTTTCCAATCTACCATTTGTATGCACCTTCAAACATTTCAATATAGTTCTCATCATCTTCGTATTTTTTTATAGCTTCATCATCGTCATCTAACACGACCATATGAGTGCTACCTTTTTTTATAAATGTTCTCATTTTTATCTACTCCTTTTATATATTATATAATGTACTGGATTCGAACCAAGTATACTTCCTTCATTATTTTAAATAAATTTGTGACACAATATTCATTGTATTTTCTCTGTGATTCTTACCATAATATAAGTGATGCAAATCTCTAGGTATCGCTACAACATAACAATCATCAATATGGTGGTAATCCACATCCACACTTTTATCAAACGGATTTTCAAACATCTTTATCCATCCAAGTTTACGATTTCGTTTTGCTTTTCGTCTGCTATCATATTCTTTTCCCTTTTCTGTTTTATTACGAATCATTTGTTTCTGTATAATTTCTTCTCTACATTTTTCATAGTGTCACATCAAAAGAAAAAAAGAAAGAGATTAAGAATCTCTATCTAACTTTATGAACCATTTTTTATATGTCCGATTGCTTCTAAATCAAGTTCTTTTGTACCGAAGTAACTCCACATAGCGACAGTTGTACTGTCACAGTCGATGTTTCTTTCTTGCTCTATTTTAGGTGGTTTACCGAAAGCAAATCCGACAGCTCTACTAGAGTCTATCATAATAGCTAGGGTTGCTCCACTGGCACAAGAGTTTGCACCACAATATTCGATAACTTTTAAAGCTCCAATATGTGTTAATACTCCACCTGAAACATTAACCTGTGATTGCATAATGTAAGGCATAGCTACTCCATCCTTTGCTTTTAGGATTGCGGCAACTGTTGGACTTACAATAACGTAATCAGGGTTGTAAGGTGTAGCACCTTCTCTCATTGCAGCTTCTAAATCAATTATTGCATTGAATAAGAGAGCGGCTGAATCTGTACAACATCCAGTAGTACTATAATCAAATGTATTACATATGTCGACACCTAAAGTTTCAGTGTTTCCTGGAATGAGTCCAGTAGCAAGTTGAGCATAAATCTGTGCATCAAAGTATTGTGCCCATCTAAGACTCATTGCTTTAATTAATTGAGTACGAAGTACTTCTCCAATTTCAAAAACATTGAGCTCACAAATTTCTTGTAGTAACCCGTATGATTTTATGTCAATTGAATAGTTACTTAATGCAGCAGTTTCACAGCTCAAACATGTACAAGCACTTACTTGAGTGGGTGCACCAAATTTACCTATTGTTCTAATCTGAACTGCTAATCCATCTCCAGCTTTTACGTCAAGTCCTTTAACACAGATGTCTCTAAGTCCAGCTTCACAATACATGCTATGCCATACTAAGTTTGTAAATACATCTTCTTTTTTCCAAGCAGCAGCATCTACGTTACATCCTGCATCTGAACTTGTATAGTTAAATTCGCCCATTTTATCATATGGTACGAAACCATCATCACTAGCTTCAATTACTCTATTAAAGTAATCTACATGTTCAGAAACAATATCTGTGTCTTTCTTCAATCCCACTTTTTGAATTAGTTTATCTTTGGGTGGGTTTTCATTCTTATATTCCTCGATAGCATCAGCTTTTATTTGAGCATCATATTCTTCTTTTTCAGTAGCTTTAACTACGTCATCTTCAGATTTTAACTCATCTGCAAGCTTTTTCTTAACTCTTAATTGTTTAAGTGCTTCTAATTCCTCGAGGGACATTTCTTCATAATTAGTCATTATTTATATCCTCCTTTTTTAATTGCTTAATAATTTCTTGTCTACGTTTTTCGTAGTCATCTTGTGACAAGTCACACTTGCCATCTTTACATTCGTTGTTGATTCCACATCCGTCTTTATCATTGCAAGCTCCCCGTAACACGGTTGACAATGCTCTTGGTTGTATATCGTAAATATACTCAATCTCATCATCATCTTCTAATCCGTAAGCAGCGTATTCCACTCCTTCAGGTAAGTCTTTCGCTTTCATTTTACCTCGTTTTCCCAGGAATGCTACTGAGACATTCGGGGTCATCCCTGCTTCTTTGCAGAGTTCTACATAGCTACGCCATGCTTTTCCGTACAGTGTGTTTTCATTAACATGTATATTCATGCTAACTTCCTTTGTTTTTGAATCATATGAGGCATCTTTCTGAAATCCCACGAAAAATCTAATGTCAGAACTAGCACCTAATCCCATTAGATGAGTTGTTCCCATATGGTTAATGTCATGGAGCGTTCCATTCCACTGTTTATAAACCTTTTCAAGTTCATTAGCTGGAAGAAATACTCCTCTCATAAATCTATCTCCGATAATTGCTACTGCTCTGTGTCCATCTTTATTAGATGAGAAGTGAGTTGTTTTAACAGTTTCATTTTCTTCCACAATCACCGTTTCACTTGGTTCAGTCATAGCAACATCCATTGTAAACATTTCAAATTCAATTTTTTTATCTTTAGACATATAATCACTTCATATTTTTAAATTTTTTAGCTTGCTCTGAGGGAGTAAATATTTTTTCGGCATGGCTTTTTCCCCACTTTGAAATACTTCCATCTTTTCTTCCTTCTTCTGTTTGTTTCATAGTCTTTTCCCAAACATTAGGATACCACTTTTTAGGTGGTTTGAGATACGGTTTAAGTGCTTTTTGATATTCTTCTTTATGTTCTAGGATATAATTAAGCATCCAGATTGCTTCATCTCTATATGCAGTGTCTCGATTAAGAATCCAAATGAATATTTCACTCAGTTCTTTTATCATGTTTCGTTGATGACCATGTTCCACTTTATCTGCCATATTAAAAACATCTCTATATAACATAGCGAAAAGGGGATTTCCACAATTATTCATATCTTCTTTTATACTACCTGAACTAGCACATTTACCTAATTTTTTTCTTAATAGTCTCATTCCGAAACGAATATATTTTTTTTGAAGCTCACTATCTAATATATCAGCCACAAGTATCACTTCTTATTTGCAGCTTCAGCTTTTTTTAGTGCTTCCTTCATTTCTTTTTGTTTTTTGTCATCATTAACTAGTGCATCAAATTCAGCTTCAAACAATATTTTTTCATCTTCTTTAGTATTCTTTAGTTCTCTATTTTCAGATATTTTCTTAACCCTGTATTCACCGAATTTCTGTTTAAGGAATGCTTCAGTTCTAAGTCCCGTTTCTATAAAGAGGTCACTTTTATTTTCTAGTTGCCCTTTAATTCCATCAAGTGCTGTTCTTAGTTGAACTAATTGTGAGTTTAAATATTTTATTATTTCATCCTTATCATTAATAGTAGTTGTAGTTTCTGGACCTATTGGAACATTTATTGTTTTATATTCTCCAGTTTTAACTTTCTCTATGTTTTTTTCTATTGCACTTACAGCTAATTCGTATTGTCCATATTGCTGTCTTGTTTTTGCATACACATTACTTATTTTTACTAATCCTTCAAAGTACTGTGCTTCTTGTGGCACAATAGGATTTATTTTTGGTAATGTTTTTAATATTTTCTTTTCCAATTTTTTACTCACGTTACTTCTCTTTCGAGGCTTATGTTTTTGATTTGCTTTACTCATTTTTTTCTACTCCTTTTTATATTTTTTCTTTAATAAAAATGACCACCAAATATAATTTGTTTTATATATTTCTTGTAATATTTATTTACTATCCAAACTGCCGGTCTAATAAAAGGTCTATATCCACCCTTATAAAATACAGGATTCTCCACGCTTCCAACGGAGGGTATGCCTCTCCATCCCCACTCATTGAAACTTGCATATTTAACTCCAACAGTTAATTCGTAACTAAAGTTCCCCGTAACTTGTCCTTGTATACTATCTCTCATTTTACCTGTATCTACTGGACATAATCGCCTAGCTGTTTCTAATGCTTCATTCATAGCACGTTCCATGACATCACGCCATGTTTCAGCAGCAATTCGCTTTTCCATGTTTTTAATTATTTTTGTAAGCCCTGTGACTTTCATTCCGACTGCTGGCATCTTAATCTTTTTCTTCTTCCTGTTCTTTAAGTATTTTTTTACCTAGTTCTTTTTCTTTTTTAATCTTGTTAGCTTCCGCTTTACGACAGCGTTTTATCATAGCTCGTTCTTCATCTGATAGTCCACCTCTTATAACCACTTGCATATCTTCCTTTTGATTTTTAAGTGCCGGTGGACTTGGTCTACTCGGTGAGGGTGCTGGATTTGGTTTATTTGGATTTGCTGGAAATGGAGGTGCTTTAGGTATAACTACTTTAATTTTTTTACTCGGGTCTAATTCAATCAATCCTTTATTAATAATACTTCTCGCTTCCTCATTATCTATAACTCCATCTGTTTTCGCCTTTGTAGCGGAGTTAACTCTTGATTCTAATAATTTTGCTTCAGTCCCCTCATCAATATAAATGGCATTCCATTCTAATTCATATTTCCATTTTCTACCTTTAGCTTCAATAATTCTCTTATACAAATCTTCTATTAATGGTTGATATACCAAATCTTGCATATCGTGTACATCTCTATAATAATCTGCATAACCGATTTCTGAACCTGTAACTCTACCTACTTGAACACCTGTTAATATATGTGTAGGCATATTGAGTGCAGCAGCTATATTTAATATTACATAATCATAGAAAGGTTTGGGGTCTATTGCTTTCGGATTCTTTATATCTATTTTTACATCTTCATCATGTATGTATGCACCTGGATGTTGTGCTGCAACCTTTATCATTTCTTCTTGTTCTTCAGGAGTCATACCCTCCCATTCCATGTCAAGTATTCCGTGACTGAACCAAGAAAGTATTTTACCAGCAGCAATATCAATATTCTTTTTACTTTCAATTGTATGTCTAAGTAAATCTATTTTAGATAATCCGAATTTTGAAAATGGGAGTTTATCAGATACTATGTGTTGAATACGGTCAGGATGAATGTAATCTTCTTTCATATTTACGGTGTCATCATAGTAATAACACAATTCTCCCTTGTAATATTTCATTTCTGTTATATGTTCAGGATTAAGTAGTTTAACATCATATGGTTCTGAACTAACATCTACTGGTTCATGTATTTCTTTGTGTTCATCATTTAAGAAGGTTATCAATAAAAATCCATCCCCATAAACATCTGAACATTCACCGGCTTCGTAAAGTTTAGCTTTGTATCTACTTCTTTTTTCAAATCGTTTTAAGGCATCTAAATCAGTAGCTACTGGATTACCTCTATCTTTTTCAGCTTCTACTTTAAACCATGCTCTAAAAATATCCATGTTTTTCTTTTTAATTCCTTTCATAAGGATAGGACTTTGCTGAGATAATTCTCTACGTTTTATTGGGGATAATTTAATATATCCTTGTTTTCCCAAAAGTGGGTCATAGTTGGAAGTTGTGAGTAGTTTTTTAGTTTTTGTATCTACTTTTTTCTTAGTTATAGCTATATATTCAGTATAAAAATTTACTAGCTTATCTCCAACAGTTTTTTTAGGCATTTTTTTCTCTCCTTAAATATCTTCAATACTCCACAATTTATTTCTAACAAATCCTATAGCACTTTTTAATCTGAATATTTTTATATCTACAAGAGCATACCTATTTGCATCTTGAGAGTGGTCATCTTTTTTAAGTGGTTTTTCACTGTCATTTTTCCCTAATGATGTTTTATCATATCTGTATGCTTGCACTTCTCTTATGTAATTAGGGCAATTTTTTTGTACAAATAGTTTATTTTTTTGAAACATAGATTTAATTTTAGCTATTCCAGAATCTACATCATTATTTGCTTTTATTATTGGTATTCCTTTAGAGTGTGCTTGAGTGATTAAATCTAATGCAGATGGGTCACAGTATACTTTTTTATATTTATAGTGTTTATGTAATTTTTCTAATACAGAAGTTAGATTTACAGATGTAGTTGGATTATAATATTCATCTATAATAATCGAAGTATTATCTTCCATAACTCCTATAGTTAATATGCAGCTTGCATTACGACTTCCAAAGTCAACACCTGCAATTATATACTTGTAGTTTCTATCTTCCTTTTCTAAAACATGTTTTGTAAGATTAAAAGCTTTGTAAATTTGTCCAGAGTATGCTCCCCATTTTCCGTTAAGAAATCTTCTTATCCAATCATCGTCATAAGAACTTTCCATATTCTTTATGTATTCTGGACGTAAAAATATATTGTCATAAGTGGTTGTTTCTACATAGAAATATTTAGGACCTGGATTTCCATAGAACTTTTGCCATATCCAATGTGTTTCAGCTCCAGGATTTGTAGTAAGCAGTCCAAAGCTATATTTTGTTTTCTTACCCCTTTTTCTAGCTATTAATTGATTAAAGATAGTCACATCTATTTCAATCGGTTCATCAAGACAGAAGAAATCAACTGTGTATCCCCGTATTTTTTCTTCACGGTCACAAGCAAGGAAGTAAATTATACTATCATTATAAAAAGTAATCTTCATCTTTCCATGTGATTCTGATACTTGTTTAATTAATGTAATTGGAATATTATTTTTATCTAATAAGTCTTGATATTTATACAATTCTTCTTTAAAGACTGTAAATACAACATTGGATAATTGAGTGTAAGTTAATGAACCTATAATTCCTTTACATCCAGCATTATTTACACACATTTTAATTGCCATATGAGCTAAGAGTAATGTTTTTCCAGCTCCCACAGCTCCAGAATATAATACAAACTCATTTGTCTTGACAGCTTCCATTACTTCTAGTTGTTTAGGTAAAAAAGCCCAATTTGGTTCAAGATATATAGTTTGTTGAGTAATGTTTTCGCCACCATCCACCCGAAATAAGTATTTCGCTCCTATAATGATTCTAAAAAAGAAATTTTGGCATAGCTTCCGCTTACCTTATCTCAATAATAGTATTGTTGCCACACATAGAGAATAAAGCGAAACCTTTATATACTATGTTTTCAGTAGCGGTCTATATATTGAGGAGAAATGAAACCGTTCATATTTTATACTGTTCCAAGTGACCGACTTAGATATTATTTTGATTTAAGTATAACTGAAGTAAGTTTAATCATTCATTCAGTTTTACATGAATTAGATGTGAGTATAAATAAACGGTTTATAAATTTCACTCTTGAACAATATAAATATGGTTTTAAAACTGGAGATAAAAAATATACATTAATTGTTTATTTTAGTAACAGAATATTAAGTCCCAGTGAATTAGCAGAAGAGGTAAAAAAGTTTCCAAAACCTAGAAAAGAAAAATCTCAAGGGAGAAGAAAAATATGAAAAAAACAGTTAATAGTCAACAAATTAGATGGAAAGCTATAGTAGAAATTATGGCTAAATATAGTACAAGCAGCCCATCAGAGATAGCTGACTATCTTAAATCAGAGTATGGTATTGATACCACTCGACAAACTGTTCATAGAGATTTACAAAAAGATTTAGAGTCTCTCACATCTAAAGAAATAGATGGAATCAAATCTCAAATGCTTGCACAAATTGACGACCTCATATCTATTGCTTATAATAGAGCTACAACTGGCGATAAGGATTCTTTAAAAGCTATGGGAGTTTATAACAAATTAATTAAAACGAAAGCAGAGATAATAAATAAGTTTCACGAATTTAAATTAAAATTAAAAGAAGAAGATAGACCGATATATCGAATTATTATAGGGACTCAGAAAGAAGTGGAGATAAAAGATGAGAATAAGAATACTAAATAAAAAGTGTATAAAATGTGGTAAAGATTTAAATACAAGAAATATATACACTGCTTCAATTAAAAAACATGATTATGTGTGTAAAAAGTGTAGTTACCTTAGAGTAAGTAAATTTTCGTTTCAAAAAAAGAAAGAATTTAGTAGTAGGTTAAAAATTAATGGTTGTGCAATATGTGGATATAATAAATGTGATAAAGCTTTAGAATTTCATCACGTGAATCCAGGGGATAAAAAATTTTATGTAAATTCTAATTTAGTGTACCAACACAAAATAACAAATAGTATGGTAGTTGAAGAATTAAATAAATGTATTTTACTTTGTGCTAATTGTCATAGAGAGATACATACATAAACAGAAGGAGGTTAAAATTAAAAATGATGAGTCAAAGTGAATATGAAGAAAAGATGAAAAAATTGGAGGAACAAAAAAAGCAGTTTGAAGAAAAGATGAAAGTAAAACCACCTCTGTACAAAAGAATATGGTTTTGGGTTACTTGTTTGCGACCCACAACAAAAATAGAAGCAGCTCATGTAGCACAAGCTATTGTTGCAAATAGACAATTAATAAACTCTTTGGTGGTTCACACTAATAAACAAACTATAAAACTGAGAGATATGAGTATAGTTATAAATAAAATGTTGGGAAATGAAGAAGTAAAAGAAGAAATAAAAGAAGATAAAAATGATGTAATGTTTAATTAATGGAGGAATAAGAAATGGTAGTAATAAATCCACATATAATGAAGAAAGCTGAAATGTTAGAATATATGACCGGTAGATGTAAACATCACCACACATATTTAGAACATCCTAATTGTTTTATAAAAGAAAAGAATAGAAAATTAAGAATAGGTATACTAGATATTGAAGCAAGTAACTTGAAAGCAAATTTTGGTATGATTTTATCATATTGTATTAAAGTTTATGGTGAAGATGAAATACTTGAATCCACAATTAAAGAAGAAGATTTACGAGATGGAACATTTGATAAAAATGTATGTAAACAATTAATTACAGATTTGTTAAAATTTGATTTAATAATTGGATACTACTCAACGAAATATGATATTCCATTTATACGTAGTAGATGCTTATTTTATAGGTTAGATTTTCCTATATACAAAACTATAGACCACAAGGATTTATATTATATGGTAAGACGGTTATTGTCTTTAAATAGAAATTCCCTTGCAGCAGCAACAAGATTTTTAGGTATAAAAGGTAAAAATAATGTCATGGGTCAGGAATGGCAACAAGCGGTTTCATGTAGTGGAGAAAAATTCAAGAAAGCAATGGCGTATATCTTAGACCACAATCGAAGAGATGTTATCATTACAGAAAAACTTTACGACAGATTAAAATCATTTGATAGAGGAATCGTTAAATCAATGTAAGGAGAATTGTAATGAAAGTTTGTATAAGCTGTGGAAAACGAATTGACCATCGAGGTAATAGAGCTGTGAGATGTGAACTTTGTCAAAAGAAACATCGTAATGTTGTTTGGAATGTAAGAGGTTCAGGAAGAGCAAATAAGAGATTCTATCAACTATGGAAATTCCTGAACAATAATCATTTCTCATCTGAAGAATTACAAGTATTATTTAAAAAGCGTAAATCAGATTGTAAAAATGCCAGTAAGAAAGAAATACAAAAGCTTAGAACTGAGATGTTAATCATTAATGAGGCAACGAAATATGAAAGGTAAATATTTTCTTTACAAAGATGAAGATGGAGAAGTTTATTCAACAAATGACTACTCCACATTTATTTTATATGTAAGGATGTTTTGTGGAGATGACGATGAACGACTTCCAGAAAATAATGAATAGGGAAAAAGAAATACAGGATGTTATGAGAAATCCGAAACTTATGAAATTCATAATTGAAGAAGTTCATAAAGAAGGAGTAGTTGGAGAAGAAAATAGCATTATGGCACTTATACTTAAAATCTCTCTTCGATTAGTAAAAAATGCCACTCCTACAAGTAGCAACATTCTTGTATCTGATATTAGCGGAGGGGGAAAGGACCATCTAGTGAAGCGTGTTTGTGAAGTGATGCTTGAATCAGAAGAGACATATTATCATCGAACTGACTTATCTGAAAAGGTGTTGAATTACTGGGAAATTAAAGACGAAGATAATAATCCTATTTCTTGGAATGGAAAAGTGTTATGGTTAGAGGACCCTGTAGAAAAGGTTATTAAGTGTCAAGGATTCAAGATTCGAGCATCTGGAGGAAATGCAATTACAGTATTAAAAGACCAAGTCCCCACAACTATTCTTGTAAATGGTAAACCAGTGTTTATTGTCACCAGTATGAAAACCAGTATTGATGTTGAAGGAACACGAAGATGGGATGTTGTAAGAATTGATACAGGTAAAAAACTTACCGAAGCAATCATTGAATATTCTTTAAAAAAAGCAGCCGGACTCATTAAATATTATCCTGATACATTATTAAGAGAAGGATTAAAGCATCTTAGTTCATATGAAGTTGTTGTTCCATTTGCAGAAGAACTAATTGGACAACTTGTAACTAAAGTAGCAATGAGAACACAAGTATTGAAACTCATAGATTATATTAAAGCTAGTGCTGTTCTTCATCAATTACAAAGAGAGAAAAATGAAGATGGACAATTAATTGCGGTGTACGAAGATTACGAATATGCAAGATTCTTATTTACAGAGCTTCAGAATATGAGAGGAGAAGCATTGAATAGACAAGAAGAGAGATTCATTCAATATTTAGAAGATGCTAAAGAACCGAAAAAACTCAGAGATATTGTAGATGAAATGAGTGGGGTAACTAGATACTGGATTGACAATCATATGAATGATTTAGTTGAGAGAGACTTAGTAACAATTACATATGATTTTGATGCAGATTCAAATAGAGAAATAATGCATCTAAGTATTAGTAATAGAAGTAATAATGTAAAGCAGCTTCCAAGTGCAAAAGAATTATTTAATGCGGATGGGTATGCATCATCAAAACAATTGTATAAAGATATAAATCTTGAAAGAAAAGGATTGAAAAGATTGTTTAAAAATTTGAGGTAAATAAAATGAATGATGAAGTAATTCAGAAAATATGTATTATAATAATTGGTATATGTTTAATAGCTATTATATGTTGTAAAATAATTTGAGGTGAAATTATGAAACGAAGAAAATCAAAGCTTGAAAAGTTGTATTGTACTTATGGAGCGTTATCAATATGAAAAAAGATGATATATTAGACGAAATATATATTTTAGTAGATGAAGCAAGAAAGGCATTAACTGAGGGTTTAGATAAAGAATATGTTCAAGGATTACTTATGGCTATAATGCTAAAAATAGAGCGTGAATAAAATGGGATGTGGATGCAGAGGAAGAAATAAAAAGACGAAACCAGCACCACGATTTACGAAGTGTAATTTTTGTGGGAGAATAGATGTACCACTCCCTTTAAAATCTGCAAATAAGAGAGGTAGCAAAGTTATTTGTAAGGATTGCATTCTTAAAGGAGTTGGATTATAATGTATAGTTGTGATAAGAAAACGATGAAAGGTAGGTGTAATCGTAGACCATATGTTGAAGTTTATCGCACTTTTAACATTCCTGGTTCTCATGGAAATAACTCATCTTGGTCTTATCTATGTTTTTTCCATTTTGTAATTGATTTAGTTATGAATAAATTAATGAGAAGTGGGAGAGGGTATTGTTATGTTTCTTATGAGTGTACATTCTTAAAGAGATTACGAGATAAAAAAGATTATAGTGAGGAATATGAATGAAACATTCTAAAGCATACTATGAGTGGTTAGATAGTTATAAGAAAAAAAAGAAACCCATTATTATTGAAGATACAATCGCTCCTGTTGATTATAGTTTTATAGATAAATATAAAGAAGAAAAAGATATTGAAGAAGCATCAAAGAAAAAGAAAAAACGTAAAACACGTAAACAATTAGAAGAAGAATTAATAAAAGAAAAGAAATATGAAATAAATGCTGACTATTATAGTGGGTGTTCAACTAGTACATATTATTAATATTGGAGTATGAAATATGAGAGAATCATGTTTAAATTGTGTTAAAAAACATCTTGCTCAAGCCACAATACTCATATCGGAATACGAAAAGAGTATTGATAAAAAGGGAAATAAAGTATATCCGCATCATAAATGGTATGCACTTGGACATTTAGCAGAAGCGGAAGATGAATCAATAAAAGTAAGTTTAACTTTATCTGATACTATAAGAAAGTTGAGATTAAAATGGGAGAAGGGGAAATATGTTTCCGTAGAACCTATTTTTAATTTAGTAGAAAATTTGGAGGAATAAATATGGTAAAAATAGATGTAGAAGAAAATGAAGCTAAAGCATATATGGA